GTTGTGCCAGCCCCGTCACAACTGGCTTTCGTTGTTGCCGCCCCCCTCAGTCTGGAAACTAAGCCTCGTACCAAACAACCCACATTAAATGGAGCCACTCATGGCTAAGAAAGTATCAAAATGGTTTCGTATCGGCGTTGAGGGTGATACCTGCGACGGGCGAGTGATTGGCGCTGACGATATCAACCAGATGGCCGAGTCATTTGACCCGCGTGTCTACGGTTGCCGCATCAATTTGGAACATTTGAAAAGTTACTCCCCGGACAGCACTTTCCGCCGTTATGGCGATGTTTCAGCACTTAAAGCGGAAACCATTGAAGACGATTCCATCCTGAACGGTAAGCGTGCGTTGTTCGCCCAAATCAGCCCAACCGATGATTTGGTGCAGATGAACAAAGCCTTACAGAAAATTTATACCTCCATGGAAATTAGCCCGAACTTTGCCAATACCGGTAAAGCCTATCTGGTCGGGCTGGCCGTGACCGATGACCCCGCCAGCCTCGGCACTGAAATGCTGGAATTCAGCGCCAAAGCCAAACACAACCCATTAGCCGCCCGCAAATCTAACCCGGAAAACTTGTTCTCAGCAGCGGTTGAAGTGCAACTGGAATTTGAAGACGTAGCCGAGCCGGGTATCACGTTGTTTAACGTGGTGAAGTCAATATTCAGTCGCAAGCAGGCGACTGACGATGCGCGTTTTAATGATGTGCATGAGGCCGTAAACGCGGTGGCGGAGCATGTGCAGGGGCATAGCGAAACCATTGAAGCCCGCTTTACCGCCATTGAGAAAAAACTCACTGACCATGTGGTGGAGCTGAAACAGAGTATCGAAAAGGGAAAACAAGGGGTTACGTCCCTCGAAAGCAAACTGTCTATCACTGAAAACTTTAGCCAAGCCAAGCGCCCGGAATCCACCGGCGGCAACAATCAAAACGATGTATTGACCGACTGCTAATCGGGGTCACTGGCCGCCCGTTGTGCGGCCCACTGGTTATTTCATTAACACCTTATTTAACTGAATCAGGATTATTATGCGCCAAAAAACTCGCTTTAAATTTAATGCCTATCTGACTCGTCAAGCCGAGCTGAACGGAGTAGATACCGGCGACTTGAATAAAAAGTTCAGCGTCGAACCCTCCGTCACGCAAACCATCATGACCCGCGTTCAAGAGTCCTCAGAATTTCTGAGCCGCATCAATATTGTGCCAGTCGCCGAGTTAACGGCTGAAAAAATCGGCTTAGGGGTGAATGGTTCGGTTGCCAGCACCACCGATACTGATGGCGGCGACGAACGCGAAACAGCCGAGTTTGCCTCACTGGACAGTGAGAAGTACTTCTGTGAACAGGTGAATTTCGATTTCCATATGCGCTATAACACCCTTGATCTGTGGGCGCGTTATCAGGACTTCCAGACCCGTTTACGTGATGCCATTATCCAACGTCAAGCACTTGACCGCATCATTATTGGTTTCAACGGCACGCACCGCGCTAAAACCTCTAACCGCGCGCTAAATCCGCTGTTGCAGGATATCGCGCCGGGCTGGTTACAAAAATATCGCAACAACGCACCCAAGCGTGTTATGAGCAAAATTATCGGCGAAGATGGCGAGGTTGTGTCAGAAAAAATCCGCGTGGGTCATGGTGGTGATTACGTAAATTTGGACGCGCTGGTGATGGATGCTCGTAGTTCCATGATTGCCGAATGGTATCAGGAAGACCCTGAACTGGTAGTCATTACGGGTCGTAATTTGATGCAGGATAAATACTTCCCGCTGGTCAATAAAGAGCAGGACAACAGTGAAACCATCGCTGCGGATGTAATTATCAGCCAGAAACGCATCGGCAATTTACCAGCGGTCAGTGTGCCGTATTTCCCACCTAATGCGTTATTGATTACCCGTCTCGATAACCTGTCTATTTACTGGCTGGGAGATTCGCACCGCCGCCATATTGATGAGAACGCCAAGCGTGACCGTATCGAAAACTACGAATCCATTAAACAGGATTATGTGGTGGAAGATTACGCCTGTGGCTGTCTGGTGGAAAACATCGAAATCTTACCGGCGAAAAAAGATAGTACCTCGGCACCTGCTGCGGCCGCATTGATGGTATCGGATGCCCCAAACTATGACGGCCTGGCTGCGGCGATCATGGCTGCGGTGAAAGTGGCGTCTAACCCGGAGGATGCCACAGCGGAAACCGCTACTGAAATTCCCCCGGAAACCACAGAAGAAGCACCGGCCGCCAAAGGGAGTAAATAAGTTATGACCAGTCCTGCGCGTCGCCACTTTATCCAACAGTCGGCTATTGCCGCCTCACAGCAGCGGGATAACCCGCTGCGCCACGCCACCGGCTACGAGTTGATGTTGCTCAAGCTCAATGAAGATAAACGCAAACTGAAACAGGTGCGTTCACAAGAGCGTAAAGCCGAGCTGAAGCGGCAGTTATTGCCGGACTACCTGCCGTGGATCTCTGGCGTGTTGAGTGAGGGGAAAGGCGCGCAGGACGCCATTGTAATGACCATCATGATTTGGCGGCTGGATGCCGGGGATATTCCCGGCGCACTGGATATTGCCCGTTATGCCCTGCGTTATCAGTTAGTGCCAACCGACCGCTTTACCCGCTCGACCGCTTACCTGATTGCCGAGGAAGTCGCGGACGCTGCGGCGCGCGCCTATGCCACCGGTAAACCGGTGGATGTTGACCCTCTGCTACAAACCATTGAGCTGATGGAAGACGAGGACATGCCCGACCAAGTTCGCGCCAAACTGCACAAAATGACCGGTTATGTGTTGCGTGACAGTGGTCGGGGCGAACTGGCCCTGTCCCATCTTCACCGCGCACTCCAACTGCATACCGGT